CCTCCAGGGTTGCGAACCCGATAATAGTGTTTCGTGGCCTGACCTTATTCCTACCCCGCATAATCCCGCGATCGACTCGTGGTATTGTGGGTGTCCCGATTGCATTCGTCCAACCGGGGTTTCGATCGGCAATTATACAGTCGATCCATATGGTTCGTACGACGACGACATCGAAATGTCACATGTCGTACGTTACCGCGCCGAGGCGCTCCTAACCGATAGGTTTGGACCGCCCTCTCGCCCCGACGGCGGTTATGAGACCGTGTGTTCCGAATGGGCGACGCGCATGTTCGAGAAGGAGCTCGTTTGCCCCAGCTCGGACGAATACGCTTTAGCAGAGCGTGTTGATTATCTCCCTTTACCAGGGCCACGTTTCAATACTGACAAAATCGACGCATTCAACGTGCGTTTGCAGTCAGGATACGGCGTCGTCGATTCGCTGCAGACCACGAAAGCTATTGGTGTTAGCATAATTGCTAATAACGAGCTTTTCGAGACCGCTGTCGACGATACAACTCGCCTCGTCACTAAGAAGTGTAAAGGTGATTGGACCTCGAACTGGGAGCACAGAGTCTATACTGGCGAGGTCCATAGGCCCGTCGGTGTGCGCTCGAAGAAGTATAATTCGCGCTTTGCGCCACTTATGCTTGCAGCCACCTTGTATGGTGTTGTTGCGGACGCTTTCGTCCACCAGGATTTTGCTCCTGGCGAGCTCCAGAGCTTTATTTCCGAGAATCAACACATCGGACGTCAAGCTTACAGCGGCGCTAAGAGCATTGCGGATTTTCGGGCAGGCCTCGCGGCCTCTCCGAGATGCGACATCGACGGGTATAACTATTCGTCTGAGATTCCGGCACCTCTCCCCCTTCACAAGTGGGGAGTTCTCGCCGAGGTTTCCCCAGACCCAGATCCTTTTAAGGATCTTGGGGAAGCCCTCTCTCGTATGTATCACTACTACGACGTTCCGGTCGGTCACAAGATCGATTATGGTATTGTCGGAGATTACTACGATGAGCTTTCGCATCAAGCTTCAGATTCTGGGTATTTTCCGATTCTTGCGATGATTGCACTTGTCGCGCTTGTCCTCGTAATCGTTATGAATGCTACTATATATCTTATATTTTCTATGGCTTACCTCGTTGATGCTTTTTGCAACAGCTATTACCGCCTGCTTGCTAAGTTCATGCGTAGCGCCTACTGGTGTTACTTATATATTTTTCAGGCGAAGTTCCGCGATTTGCTTCGATTCCGTCTTAGGAGCCGAAGATATTGTATCGCCATAGATCCTGAACCGTCCGAGACCGAAGGTGTTCGTATCCTGTCTGATAGAGTCATCGAAATGGCTTGTCCCAGAAGTAAGTTTACACCTATCACGTCCGTTGACGACCCACTCACCCGTTCCGAGATAATATTTTATGTTGTCGAAGAAGGCGGTCTCCCTTCTAAAGGGAAAAAGTGGCTTGATCCAACAATCATGCAAATGGTTAGTTCAGGTAGCGTCATTAAAAACAAGACGAAAGATGGGACTATTGAGACGTTGCTGTCTGGTTCCGCCCATGGAACCCAACACGCTACCCACTTCTCGGCGAAGAACTCGCATAAGAAGTTTGGTATCCAGCGCTTCGAGCCTCTTCCGACGAGACTCGTACGCACGCCCCACGCGCACGACGATGATACCGACGTCGCATTTTGGCGCGCTGACTGCGGTCAGCTTGCTCGTGCCAGCGGGCTGGGCTATCCCACGCTTATTCCAGCAGACATGTGCTGCTCGGACAATAATGCGTGGATCACCCCGGAGGGTCCTGGGAATATTCTTAACATCACCAGCATAGTTGATGACAAGATTTTCAAGTCCCACGGCTACGCCTTGGAGCGCATCACAAATAACTGGAATCACGGTGCTCATTCAGCAACGACAGTCGCCGGTTCAAGTGGTGCTGGACTATATATTTCGAAGGATTCGAAATATTATTGGGCGGGTATCCATCTTGGGTCTCGTCAAACCCTCAAAACCAACTATTTCGCGTTGGCCGAGGGTCTGCAGCCCTATTTACGCGATCAACTCTACGACAGTGATGAGATTGATACTGAGTACAACCCCGACGGCCTTATGGTCGCCGTGCATGACGCCGTAGAAAATGTCGTTGCCGAGATTCATGGCGTAAAGCGTGAGTCCAAGCCCGGTAAGGGATCTGGTAAGATGTATAGGGCAGGCGGCTGGACTAAAGGCGACATAAAGGCTTCTAGGGCTGCAAGGAGCAGGTACACAGCTGGAACGGATGGTTCCGGTTACGTGGATCACGAGGCTGCCAGGGCTAGACTTGAGGCAATCCTCAGGTCAGTTCTTTCCCCACCCACGCGTGAGGGTATTGGTGATGGCTCCGGAGATGAGTTTCCACAGATGAGGCAGCTCTTTTCTGGTCTTGACGGGCCTTCTCTTCCTCCTTTCTCTGAGTTCGATTTCCAAGTGTCGGGCCTTGAGACTTCGCTCACAGCAGCGGAGACGGCTCTTCAGGCCGCAATGCTTGCTCCGCGGCCTATCAAGAAGAAGGCCACCGACGCTCAGCTTCAGGCTGATGCCGAGCGCATCCAACGCGCTCGTGAGGAGAAGGCAGACCGCGCTCGCTCTCTTGAGCTTGAGCTTGCTGAGCGCAAGGCCGAAAAGTTGGAAAACCAGCTTAAGGCAGCTCAGGCTGAGCTTGACGCCCAGCTTAAGCGTGATGAGTCCCGAAAGAGGGCTCAGGAGGTTCTCGAACAGAGGATCGCCACCGCAAAGGTCAAGCTTGAGCTTTCGGCTCGCGAATACTTTAAGCGTTTTGTAGCGCTCAAAAGGATAGGGACTGAGAAATCTGGTCTCGAAGCTGAGGTTCTTAAATCAGGTTTTAGATCTGAGGTCGAGCTTTTCATCGATTTGCTCGAGGGCGAAGGTGGGTTCAATACCAAAGAGAAGTTGGCTACTCAATTAGATGAGGGTGGTTGGCTTGCCTCGCTTCTGGAGAACGAGACGATCAGTCCGATGCTCCTGGAGGTTATTGAGAAGGCCCCTGATTACGTGACAATGCACGACGAACCAACTGTCAAGCACACGGGTTTTCGGAAGCCGCCCCAGAAACCCGCGGGACCGCGGCTAGCGGTACCAGCAACTCCTGCGATCCCCGAAACCTCAGAGATCACCCGGGAGCTTGTCCTTCCGACGGTTCTTCAGCAGGACAGCCCTATTCCCCTGAGGGAGTGGGAGCAACCGGGGTCGACCTATACAGCTCATTCGTGGGCTCAGGCGAACCCTCAAGCCATTCTTCAGCATCAGCAGAGGATGATGGTGAACCAGGGTTTCTGTCCAGGTTACCCTTACGGCCAGACATATATGGGGTTTGCACCCCAGGGACAACAGTATGCCATGAGTTCGCAAATGTCAAATTTCGCGAACCCCAACCCGGGGAATACAATGGCGACGGAGTCTACTATGAACTCGTCGCCACAGCCACTTCCAGATTCTCTCGTAAAGGGAGACAAAGAAGGGTTGAAGGCGTTCGGCAGAGGTTCGCCGCCGACTGGCCAGGGATCGAGGCAGGATACTACTGTCCCGAGCTCTCGCAGGAGGCAACAAAACGAGCGCTCGCAGCAAGTCACGCCAAGCGTGGCATTGGCCGCGACACCGATTCTCAGGCAGCCCTCGAAAGCGCAGCTCGATGCGTCGGCGAAACTGCTCGGGCTTCAGGGCACCGTTGGCCTTTCCCCGGAATTGCTCCATGCGATCTCCCAGGTCGACACGAGGCATTGGAAGGCTCTAACTCAAGCTTCAGCGAATTCTTTGAAAAGCGGTACCCACTGCTTGTTGAACAAGTTAACCGCTCCGCCGGCCCAGGCTTCCCCTATTACCTCCTCCCCGGAGGTCAAACCAACGGAGGTATCTTCCTCCGTCATGGCGAAGCAATAAAGCAGGCTGTTTTCGAACGGCTTGTTAGGATCATGCTTATGACTAAACAAGACTTTGAGGAGTGTCAGGCAGATCCTCGTTTGTGGTATGTGAAGGGATTGAGGGATCCCGATTATGTTTTCCCCAAGAACCAGGCGCAGAAGGTTAACAAACCTCTTCCCCGGACTATTTGTAGTACTTCTTTGGTTGATCAGCTCTGTACGAGATGGTTTTATCAGGAGTTTACCGACGCCGAAACCTATGTTTTTCCCGCCATGGACACCATGAAGGGCATGGGTTTCACCGACGAGCACGCAACTTTCGTTGGTGACAAAGTCGACGGAAACAAGGCTTCATTTAACAATGTTAGCGGAGCTTCCGTTAAAGGTCCCATATCCAGTGACATTTCTGGGTGGGATATGAATTTTGTCGGTGAGGGCACTCTCGCTACCTATTGGGTTATGCGACAAACCTGTGTTAATTATGACAGTTTTGCCGCCCAGTTTGAGAATGCTTATCAATGGTGGAGTATGTCTTTGTGTTCTAATTTATATGTTACAGCTGATGGAGATGTTTATGCTTTCATGGACAATAAGGTTCAGAGAAGCGGTGGTTTTCTTACTACTACCTCCAATGGTAATTTTCGCTGTGCATTAGCCTATGCTGTGGGGTCTATCCCTATAGCCAATGGTGATGATTGCTTAGAAATATCCGAGCTCGACATTGGGGATTCAACCACAGTTGGATCTCTCGTGTGGAAATACCAGCAGCTTAACGTCCCTGTACGTGACGCCGTACAGTTTGGGGCGAATTATTTTGAATTCTGTTCACATGGATTCACTAGACAGCCTGGAGGAGGCTGGAAGGCTCATTTGTCCTCATATGAGAGGATGTTTTATGAGACTACCATTTCTCGAGACATAGTCTCTTCGGAGGTTAATTGGTCCAAAGAGATGGAAAACCATCCAGATCGCGATTTGGTCGAGAGGTTTGAGGCGTACTTAGAGTTTCGCGCCGCAGCTCTAGCTTCTCCTCCCTAGAGATGACCAAATCAAGAAAAGCCCGCTCCCAGGCTAAGAATATGGGGGGAAGAAAGATTAAGGGTAGAGGCAATTACAAAACCTTTAATCTTCGGGGTATGGCCCAAAAGCTTGACCAAGCTTTAAGCTCTATTCCCAAGGGTACTTTCGCTAAGAAGGGAG